ACTACATAAGAGTTTCCTGAACTACCGAATACACCTACACGGCAAATCTTGTCTTTCTTGTCCTTACCAAGAATTACCTTTCTAATCATCTGTGGTGTGTAAACACCGTAAATATCCTTAGAAAAATTTTCATTTATTCCAAGAACATCGTTGTACATAGAAGAACAACTCTGATGAATGTTAGCAATTATTGCTGCATTTGCAGATGATACCTTGTTGATAAGAACCGCAATAGAGTCCATATCATTAACGAACTCGCGTGCTTTTTCCTCGTCGTTCTTGCTAAGTTCTTTGTAAACTTCTGCGAAGTCTCCATACTTCTTAACAATTATATCAACCAAAGCATTTTCATACTTTGTTGAGCCAAGAGTCTTTGTTGACTCAAGCTTAGCGATATACTCGTGAATCAAATCGGAAAGTTTATCGTTTACGTCGAAATCAAGTGGCTCAGATGCAACACTTGAATCGATAATCTGCTTAACGTGGTCTGAAACGAGAGTGATAAATGATTCAACCTGGTCTTCTGACTTAAAGTTATTAGAACCAAGTCCAATCATCCCTGCACATACGTTCTTAATTACTACTTCATCGTCAATGCCAAGCTTTGCCATAGCGATAACGAAGTTCTTCAAGTAAGTAATAGAACGCCAAGAGATAATGTTGTAAACATTTCCCTTTCTTTTATAAATGTTAGCGATGTCGTGGTTGTTAAGATCGATGTAGCCAAGAGAACTGTCTACAACAGAATATTTAACAATAATATCGTTAATCATTTCATTAAATTCTTTTTCAATTTCATTTTCATCAACCTTTCCAGCTGCTCTTGGTTTAGGGTTCTGACGTGTCAAACATTCGTGAATAATATCTGAGTTATTGTGTCCCCAAAGAAGATTTACAATACAGAAACGGTTAATTGTTGGAGCCATGATATTCATAAAACTTGGTAAGTTTTCTGAATAGTTAGCTGCAGCCAAGATAATACAATCTTCTGGCAAATTCTTACCATTACCAATTCGGCGGTCAAAAATAAGAGAAAGCAACGACCCCTGAACTGCATCAGAACAAGTTGAAATTTCATCAACGAACAAAATTGTTGGCTTTCCGTTGTTCTTTGCGTTGATAATACGCTGGAACCAAATTGGGTCTTTCTGAATAAGAGTTGGTGAACCAGGTTCATTTACTTGATAACCCATAATGTCATCTGGGCTGAAGCGTGAACCAATCAACTGTTCATAGTGATAATTCTGTTCTTTTGCCCAATTGGTAATAGATGTTGTCTTACCATAACCTGGGTTTGAAATAAGCAAAATTGGCTGCTTTGTAATTTTGCTCAACTCGATGTAGTCATAGATGTTTTGGCTGATTGACATAATTATATGTCCTCCTTAAATAATTATTACTTGTTTTTCTTTATGTTTTAATTATAATATAAAATCTAAATTTTGTAAACCTAAGTGATTAACTAGGTATCAGTCATTGACAAAAATTCTTGGCGGAAAATTTATATGCGTTAAAATATCAGATATAAAATCCGTCATAAATTCTGAAGTTTTGTCGCGTAATTTTTGTTTTGCTTTTTCTATGTCGTTAAAGTATTCTTGTGGATCAAGTTCAACTCTTATTGATGGGCCGTTATAACTAGCAAAGCGAGAACTAACAACGTAATACATATGTTCTTGAAAATGCTTAATCAGCATAGCTTTTACAACCCTATCTAGTTGATTAAGTTGTTCTTCATTTTCATAGCAAAAATCTAACTTCATTTTTGTTTCCTTATGTTAAAATTATAACATAAAAGCAAAAATTTGTAAATTAAAGAGCCCACCAAAAAGGCGGGCTTTAACTAGGCTACTTCTTCAACTATTTTTTTTTCCACTTGGAACATGCTGCTGTTCTTATACAGCAACATATAATCAAAGAAGTTTCGCCAATCCTGTGCAGAGCTAATTCTCAAAGCGCTAAATAGTGGGAACTGCACGAACATTGGTTTTGGATAATCAGGAACTCCGTCAACGCCCTTAACAGAAGTAAATGAGCGATGAAAATCTGTTGTATAGTTTTCTTCTTTGTATAATTCTCGAATATTTTTGAAATCTTCAATATCCATAAGAGAATCATAAGCTGGATCATTAAACACTTCTGCAAGGTCTGCTTCGAAACCATAAGAAATCCAACTTCTTACAAATTCATTTTTCTTAGCAATAATCATTTCATCTCTGATTGTATCAATGTTTGCGTCTACAATAGTTTTAATATATTCATCAATATCTAAGAATCCCTTTTCTTTGTATTTTTTATATACAGATTCTTTACTAGGCCTTACAACAAGTTTAAATGTTAGTCCCAAATCTCTAAGAATTTGCGCTTTGTCTTTTACATAATAAAGATCGATGCCCTCATTTGCAAGAACACCAATTTCATCGTCCTGAAGATCTGGTGAAGAACTATAACCATAGTGATAATTTCCATTGCTGCCATAGCATATTGTCTGTCTTGTCTTGAAGCCAAGTTTTCTTCCGCTACTGCCTGCTTCTTTTTTATACTCACAAGCAGTTGCCCAATTTACTACTTCTACTTCATCACCTAAGAATTCTTTGCAAAGTTTTAAATTATCGGCATCTTTGTAGTCTTTGGGAAAGAGAACTCGATAAGCTTCATCATCTGTGCTGATTCTTTTAACAACATCTGCAAACGAAGTAGAAGTAAGTTTTCCTTTATCATCAAATGTCTGCAAAGCCAAGAAATTATCAACTACATTCTGCTTAACAGTAGACTTAATTCCATTAAAGTCTACAAGATAAATCTTTTTAGGTCTTCCGCGCCATCCACCCAAATCATTAGGCGAGCAAACAGTAATACTTTTTCCTTTTCCATTACATCTTACATCAAGAGCCTTCTGAAAGAAAGTGTTAAACACTTTTGTTCTGAACTTGTCATTCAAGTCACGATCATACTTCTGGTTTTCCTGAAGATTCAAAGCGTCTTTGTATGTAAACTCATCAAACTTATTATTAAGCTTTTGATAATATTCATCAATTACCTTTTTTACATTGTCATAAATAAAATTAATAGTTTTATCGTCATAATGCAAAACTTCACGAGAAGGTGTCAAAGTTACATCAGACTTATTAGCCATAATGTTAATTCTTTTTATACCTGCTTGCCCAAACACATCTTTAAGGGCATCCCCTTTTCCTTTAAGATCGTTAAGTCTTACTTCAAAACCTACTCCTGCAACATTTACAGAAAGATCAGGACTATAAGTACGCCCAATGTCGATAGAGTTAAAAGAATGAAATTCTCTATCTGCCATAAATTCATCCCAATTAAAATCCTGGTTTTCAAGGAATGTATTTACATTTGGCATAAAGTTTGTGCTACGGAAAAATCTATCAGCTTCGTCATTCCATTCTTCATAATACCATTTTCTATCAGTAGTCCATCCGAAATTAATTTCAAGCCCTGTATCTTTTGTCCAATCTTCCTCTGCGATTTTCTCAACGCAAGGAAGACCGTTTTTCTTTGACATTTTATAAGTTTTCTTTTTGCCTTCACAATAAGAAATTACTTCATATTCATCTACAAGAGAGAAAGGAGTTTTAGAGCCAAGCCCGAAACAGCCCGTCTGATTCTCATCATCAGTTTTAGTGCTAACAAAATACGAGGTGTAGATGTTATAAATCAAATCTTCTGGGATACCATCTCCATAATCGCGAATGTTAAAGAATGGCTCACTAGGGGTTGGCAAGTGAAGATTAAAAGGATAATCCTCTTTACCAGCCTGCTTGTGCGCATCATTTGCATTAGTAGAAAGTTCGCGAATTATTGCTAATTTTGGATTAGAATAAAGACTGCTACTCAAGATGTTAAAAGCCTCAGCAGTTGCAGCCATATTAAATGTCTGTTCCATTTTTTCTCCTTTATAATAGATGTTTTTTAATTATAGCATAAATCTATTTTTTTGTAAATTCTATTTCTTAACAAGAATCTTCTCAAACGAATCAACAAATTCATTAAAAAGACTACCAGTGTAATGCTCGATTACATCCATAGAACTCCAACATACCAAATAAGGCTGCTCGAATCCTTCAAGGCTCCAATCTTCAAGATCGTCTTCGCAGTCTGAAACTACGAACAAGTTTCCGATTTCTGATGGCTGGAAGTTCTTTCTAACATAATCAATCCCTGCACCAATGTTTGTTCCACCACCACTTACAGCTTTAATGTCATCACCTGAGTCATAAATTGCACGAAGGTCTGTATCCCACATTACAATCTTACATTTCTTTCCGCAAGTCTTAGAAACATTCTTAAAGATGTTACAGAAACCTAAAATGTTCTTATCTGAAATAGAACCCGAAACATCAAGCACTACTGTTATTGGAACTTCGTCATAAGTTGTCTGCTCTCGGTATCTTGGTGTAAGAACATCTCCACAACCACGTCCACGGTTATAGTTATAAAGCAAATCGCGCTTAGAAACTGTAACACATCTGTTAATCATCAGTTCTCGAATTTCTTTTTCAAGTCCTTCAAAATCAATCCAGTTTGTGCATTTATCAACAAGAACTGTTCCGTTGCCAGCTCCTCCACCGCCATCGCGGGAGTAGCCTTTAAGAGAATCTGAATCAGCTTCTTGTTCGTCTTTTATTTCAAGCATTTTCTGATAATCAGAAACGGCTTTCTGAACAAACTGCTTAATCAATTCTTCAAGTTCTTCTTTTGTTAATTCTCTGCGCTCGCCGCTATCACCTTCAGCATCGGAAGCGTCGCCATCACTTCCTTCGCTTCCGTCGCTGCTAGATTCTCCGTCTGTGGTTTCAGATCCCTCTTCTCCACTAGTTTCTCCGCTAGTATCTTCACCATCTCCGGTGTCATCAGAGGCATCAGCCCCACCATTTGAAGATTCGGATTCAGAACCGTTGTCGCTATTATCTTCATCGCTTGTTCCACTTCCGCCTGCTTGGTTTTCCCCATCGGCATCGTCAGAATCTCCTTTATTGTTGTCCGAAGAACTGCCTCCAGATCGGCTTTCGTCCTGAGTGCCAGCATCTTCTACTTCCTCCTGGTTACCTGAGCCTCCCGATGTGTCTCCATCAGAATTTTTATCTTCACCTGCAGTTTTGTCGTTAGAACTACCACCGCCTGCCTGATTTTGTTCATTGTCTACTCCTTCTTGATCATCTGAACTTCCACTTCCGTTGCTTAATTGTCCGTCTTGCTCAGATTTATCGTCAGAGCCACCTTTTCCACTTCCTTTTGAAGAAGAATCGGTTTGTTTAGACTTATCGTTATTTGATTGTTTTCCTGAAGAACCGTTAGATCCTCCATTGCTATCTTTTCCATCTTTCCACTCCTGTTGTTGTGTGTTAGCAGCTGCATCCTGGTTCTGCTGAGAAGAGCCCATGCCCTGATCGTCTTGACCGTTCTGGTTTTGACCGTTCTGATTCTGACCACTCTGACCACCTTTCTGATTCTGACCGCTCTGTCCACCCTGCTGATTCTGACCGCTCTGTCCACCCTGCTGATTCTGTGGTGGGTTCTTCTTAGGTCTTTCACGGTCTTCTTTGTTGTGGTTCATATCGTCAGCTCCGCCACTACTTGAAGTGGCACCTGACTGATTTGTGTTACAACCACCCTGTGTTCCATTATTCTGTTTTCTCTGCTTTAAGTCATCCATAGCCTGCTGCATTGCAGACATCTGATTTGTAAACCACTGTTCAGGATTCTGCAAAATCAAAAGCAAATACTCATTAGCAGTTAATCCTGGTGGATAACCAACATCTTGCGGAAGCAAGTGAATAACTGGCTGCCCATCTATAATACACTCATCTGGATACAATGTATCCAAATAACGAACTTCGTCTTCTGTAAAATCATTTGTGAAAACTTCCCAATCTCGAAGCATTTTGAAAATATAATCTTCGAAAATATCATACATATTATCAATGTCTGATACTGGGTCATCAAACAAAGGCTTAAGTCTGTTGTATACTGCCTTAATCTTTGGAGCAGAAAATCTGAAGTCCAAAGTCTGTTTTGCAGCATAGTGCTGTCTTTTAATATGACAGAACTCTATTGTTTTAAGCCATTCCTTTAATTCTTCAGGAAGGGCATCATTAAGGGCAATCTTATAAACACTACCAGCAAGTTTGTTAGAAATGCGGTAAGTGTAGCAAACATTACTAAAAGATTTATTTGGAATTATTTGATATAGCAGCCCCTTTGCATATTCATCCATTTCATCTTTGATTGCTGGTAAGTTCATTTTTATATACTCCTAAAAAATAAAATCTGTAAGTTCTCTAACTTACAGATTTATTATATCATGAAATTAAAATTTTGTAAATTATTGTTATTAAAAAGACTATTTCTTTTTCTTTTTCTTATGCTTCTTGGCACCATCGGGAACACCGTAAATGTCTTTGGCTTTGCCAGTTGCAACATCTTTCCATAGCTTCATTCCATGAGCAAGTTCTGCTGCTTCTTCTGGGTCTGTAGAGCCATAGATAACACCACTTCCGTCAGGACTTTCAAATCCATAAAATTTTATAAGCTTTGGTTTTTTAAACATACTAATCTCCTAAGACCTTATTAAGGGCATCGCGAAGCTTTGTTGCCTCTTCATTTGTAAGGGTAATTCCTTTACTCATTTTTCTTTCGCCATCTTCTGTCGTCTGCCAAGAGCGAATGTCTATTTTTTCTGCTGCTCCATTATATGAAACAAGGTTTATTTCTTTTGTCCAGCCGCCTTTCCCTTCGGAAAGAATTGCAATTTTTTCTTTAAGTTCATATGAAAATTCGCCCATACTAATCCTCCTTCGGTGGGTTTTCATTTGTAAGTTGTTTATAAAGTTCATTTACTTTATCAAGTAATTCTTTCCCTCCAAAAGGAGATCTAGATATTGTTTGGTCAAATCTACCCACACACGAATAAAACTTATTTAGTGGATCAGAATAATCATCAAACGGATTTGAAGAAGAAAGACTCGGCATAGGAGAACCAAGTTCTTCCTGTGCAATTACAAACTTACAGAAATTATAAACTATTCTTTTAAAACCGTCAAGTTTAAGTTCTGCCTCTTTACTTTTAGAGGTGCCCGCAATACCATCTGCGGCTGCGCGAAGAACTTCTATAAGTTCATATTTATCCAATCTGTTCCTCCAAAGATGCCTTTGCTTTTTCTTCGCAGAAAGAATCAAAAAGGTTGTTAAGTTGCTTTTTCACATCATACTTTTCAACTTCAAGAGCGACTTGCTTTGTAAGTTCTGGATTAATTTCAAAAGCATTATACTTTTCGCCGTCAAACTTGAATTTTTTATTATGTTCGTTTCTTGGCACATAAGAAAGTACAGGATAAAAAACTTCTTTGCCGTGTTTGTAGGCATAAGCAATTTCACGCTTTGCCCCCATAGAATCTTTCCAATTCGGAAGAAGAGCAACTCCATCGCAAGCATCAAGCATTGCAAAATCTACATGCAGCCAATCTTCATAAGAGAAAGCATCATACTTCTGCATAGCATATGTAACTGCAGGGTTCATAATACTTTCTATCGGAGCACCATCATCTGTATTAGTGTTTTTTTCTGCAAGCCAGGACTCAACTATTCTGAAATTTTTCCAAATTTTTTCTTCTGAAAGTCCTGTCATTTTTCCGCTAATATAAACTTTCATTAAAATACCTCCGAATCTTCTTTTTTGTGGTTTTCAAAAATGCTATATGAGAGAGCTTCTAGCACGTCATCATCAAAAGTGTTCGTATCACTCAATATAAAGAAACTAACAGTTATTAATGCTCCGAAAGCAAGGAAGCTTAAAATAAACATAAGCCATCCAATTCCGCAAATTGCCCCGAACGTTGGGCATTTTGCTGTAAAGTTTGTTGCTGCCCAAATAAGTTTAAGGATAATGTTTCCAACTGAAGAAGCAACTACTAAACCAATTGATGAAACCATTCCATAAACTGTTAGCATTAAAATTTTTCCATTGAAAGATAAGTTATCTGATTCAAAAAGTTCATCAATTTTTGCTTTTAGTCTTTTAAGAAAACCATCTTTCTTTAATTTGTGTTTTTTTAATGAAACTCCATCATCGCCAAAGTCTTCAACAATTTTCTTCTTTGCCATTATACTACCTCATCAATTAAACCAAATTCAAGCAACTGCTGAGGAGTATAATAAGTTTCTGTCTTAAACATTGTGTTAAGCTGCTCCTCTGTAAGTTTTGAATGTTCGAGATAAACACCTTTATAGATGTCATTCCATTTTTTGTTATTCGCAATAGCAACTTCCTGCTCTTCTTGTGTCTTAAATGAGGAATCCATTGCTCTCATTGGATGGATCAAACTCATACCATACTTAGAACAAGTTCTGTAATTTCCAACACAAGCAATAAGAGAAGCGCCTGAATCAGCTTCACCTTCGATATGTGTATTTACTTTAATAGGAACCAAAGCGTCGCCAATCTTACAAGCTTTGCCGCTCTGAATGTCTTTAATTACCTGAATAATCTGTAAAGCATCAGAAAGACTTCCACCATTTGAGTTGATGTGAAGTTCAATGTCTGCAGGCTTATTACCTGTTTCAATACAAGCATTTGTAATTGTAAGTGCTACTTCATGCAGATTTATAATCAAAGAACGTGTTGTGTCAGGGTTTATTTCATCGTTAAAGTAATAATGGTTTCTCACCAAGAAGTTTTTTGGTTCACCACTACCGCCTAACGCCGATAAATCCAAAAGCTGTCCTCCTTCGTTATAAGTATCTTTTACTTCTTTTTCTTCCATATTTTCTCCTTTATTTTTAATAATTAAATTATAACATAAAATCAATTTTTTGTAAACTAAAAAGACTGGGAAATACCCAGTCTTTAAATTAGAATTGATTTAAACTTTCTTTTTTCTTTAAGAATTTTAAATACTTAAACTTATAAAACCATCGCCCTTTAAAGAGCTTTTTTAGCCACCCTTTCATAACGTTTTCTTTTTCTAAACCACTTGGGCTATAAACAAGAATAGAAGTTTTAATTGCTTTGCCTTCTTTTTTCTTATCGTGAATTTCGCCACAAAGCATTGTGCAATCAGAATAACTAACAGTTGTTTTATAATAATCTTTATAAACAAAATCTTCTGTAAAGAGCATTTTTTTTATATCTATTGTTTCATCAGAAACTTCCGATTTTAAAATCGTTGGCATTCCTTCATAATCCACTTCTTTAAACGAAACAGGCGTTACAGAATAATCCATTTTGATTTTGTTTTTATCATATTGATAAAGTGTTAATTGTAAAAAATAAAAGCCTTCTTCTTTTTTCATAATTTTATTATAACTCCATTTTATTTTTTTGTCAACTAATTAAAGCGTTTTTTCCAAAATGAAGAATTCATATTAAACAATCCACTTTGCTCTAGCAGTGTTTTATAAGCCAACTTAGTCCCTGGTATCGCAACATCCCAATTTATAGAGTTATTACATAAATAGTTTATAACTTCCCCGCGCCAATCAGAATGAAGATTTTGATGTTTACCCGTAAAAAATTCACTCTCTTTACCCCTTTGAACACCATTATTCACAACGCTACATATTTTTTTGTTTAACGCAGATAGTTCTGGAAATCTTCCAGTATTATTAAGAACATGAAACATTTCATGCATAATATAATTCATTGCTTTATCTTTTGGTGTCGAATAAAACAGTGGTCTATTTATATATATTTTTGTTCCTTGAGTATAAGCCATTACGTTTGATTTTTCTTTAAAATCTTTTAACTTTAAAGTTGTATCAAACTGTCTATCTATCTTTGCTAAAAAGACTGGAGAAAATATATCTTTCATATACTTTCTAAAAAGTGTATCCAGTCCTTCTTCTCCGCTTTTTATTCTTAATTCTTCTGTAAAAATAGTATCTTCAAAATTCATATAATTAACTTTTCACAAAATTATTCTCATAACAGATGTTGTTTTTCCCGTGTTTTTTTACGAAAAACATATTTTCATCTGCTATTTTTACTACTTCTTGATAAGGGGTATAATCTTTTTTTTCAGCAATACCTATACTTAAAGTTACCCCAGTTTCTTTTTTAAAAATGCTTTGGATGTCTCTTAATTTCATAACAGTTTTTGCAAAACCAAATCTTGATAAGATAAAAAACTCTTCACCGCCAAATCTATACATTTTAAATTCATCAGAACAAATAGTTAGACAAATGTCTGCTAATTTTTGCAAAATTAAATCGCCATATATATGCCCAAAATTATTATTACATTCATGAAAATTATCAATGTCCATCATAATGCCATATCTGTAATTTTCTTCCGTTAAAGCTTCATTTAGTTTTTTTCTGTTATACAAACCTGTAAGTTCATCATTGTAAGCGCCTTTTTTTATTCTTTTGTAATAAGAATATGTAATGTTAGAAAACAAAAAAATAAAAATAAAAATAAAACTGTATACAACATTAAAGCTTATTATTTTAACTAGGGAAAGGTTAATATACATTTTTAGTAAAAAATTAATTTCAAGGATAGTTATAAAAAATAAAATAAATCCTAGTGGGTGTTTTTTACTAATAGAAATACCATAAGCTGGCGCTGTTATAAAAAAATAAAATACAAAAGCTTCACCTTGGCTTATTTCGTTGAAGCTTAAAAAAATTACTGGAAGCAAAAAGCTCCCAGTAATAAAACTAACAATTATATTGTATAAATTATATTTTTTTAGTTTTATTAAAAATAAACCGAGTGAAATAATTATAAACATACTTATCAAAGTTGTTATTTTTACTATATTTCCAGATCCATCAAAAAGGCTAACAATAAATCCTGCAAAGTTTGAGATTGCTCCACTAATACACAAAGCGCAAGAAGTTAGTTTTTGAATGTCTATTATTTTTTCTGTTTTTTTTGTTGGTGAGTTGTTATTATTTTTAAATTTTTTCATTATATTAACTTAATAAAAATTATATTATAAAGAGATTTTTTGTAAATAGTAAAGGCACCATAATCGGTGCCTTAAATTATTTTAGCTTTTTTCTTAGCTCTTCATTTTCATCTAAAAAATAATCAAAAGATATAAATTCTTCTGATACACCTTCTTTCTTTTTTAATCTTTCCCATTTGTAATACTCTTCTTGAATTTCATCTGGGATACCGTCTTTGTCTTTATCTGGGCTAGAAAATTTGTAACCTTTTATGATTTTGTTGCCACTAACATACGTAACAATCGCAGCGCCAAAAGCAGTGCCAAATTCAGCCATACAAAAATCTTGTTTAGCAAATCTTGTGTATACAAAAGATACGCCAAACAACACTAAACACAAAAAGATAATGAATCTTAATTTATTCAAGTCACCAAAACTCATTTTTCCTTTTGGAAGATTTTGTGTTGTTTTTATATCAACAAATCTATCTAGAACAGTATAAGCTGATATAAGTATAGGCCAAATAGTAGCCATTGTTTGTAATGGATACTCCCAATTAAAAACCATAGCCGTCATGCCACCAAGCAGCACTAAAGCATAAAGAACTACAAAAAATCTGCTACTTTGCCAAATTTTTTTTAAAATCATATAATACCTCTAAATTTAACTTTAGGTATTATGTTACGATGTAATGTTTGCAACCACGCAAACAATAAAAAGGCTAGGGAAAAATCCTAGCCTAGAAAAATCTTACATTATTTCTTCAAACTTTAAGATTCTATGATGTTTATCCCAGCACATATTCTTATAGTTATTTAAATCAATAACTTTTGATGGGTCAGAGATGGCTTCACAATCAACATCGATGTTTGTCTGCTGAGTGATACCTTCTTTCTGAACTCTTTGCATCATAGCAAAGTTCTCTACTTCGTGGCAGAAATAATCTTCAGGGATGTCACAATCGTGCACATGCCCATAACATTGCTTTAAATTGCTGCCAGGTTTAAGATAAACTGGCTCGTGGCTTAATAAGTATTTTCCTTCTAATAAAATTGGGAAAGGAAAAACTCTATCAAAGCCAAGTGCAATAAATAAATCATAAGGAGTTTTGAATCTTTTCAAATCCTTAACTCTTAGATTCATTTCTCTGTCATGATTGCCAAGAACAATCCAAAGTTTTTTATCGTTTTTCTTCATTCTATCAACAAACTCTTTAAGTTTATCAAACGTGAGTGAAGAATTGAGAGCTATATCCCCAAGGTTAATAATTGTAGACCCTGCAGGTAGCTCATCAAACTGTTTTAATATATCTTCATTCATCTTTTTAACACCATCCCACGAAAACTCGTAAGGTCGATTACAATACTTAATTATATTGCGATGCTCAAGATGAAGATCGCTTGTTATATATATTTTACCAAAATCCATTATTTTCTCCTTATACAAAAATCATACCGCAAAAATAAAGAAAAGTCAATAAGGAGAAGCAACCATTTAAATGTGACAATCAACAAGAGTTATGTAGCAATCTTGGTGCTTAGATACAAAATCCTTAAACCAATTTTCATACTCTGCTTGTGCTTGTCCATCCTCAGAAGAAGAGAACCAGTGCATTTCACCTGGTGCAACCCATTCCCCTTCAGGTGTTACAACTGCATAAGGATGTGTTGCTGTCGAACGTTCAATATAATCTTCTTTTGAATTATATCTGCCAGTATAATACTCTTTTTTATAAAAAGTTCTAACAGGTTCTTTGCCGGGTGATGGCAACTTACCTTCAATGTATTGCTCCCAAAACTCTTTTGCTTCTTCCTTCTCTTCAGGTGTTCCTTCCCAAACAACGTCAGAAATTTTTGCAGCGTTTGCTTTACTACCATCTTTTAAATTAAAATAACCATCCCAACGTCCACCAACAGTATACCAATCCCATTTTGATTTTGGGTTATAAGTAGAAAGCTCATTTCCATCTTTATCAAAGCGTTCTTCATCTTCGCCATCACGATACCACTGATAAATTTCTTCATCAGACTTTTCGTATAACTCTAAACGTTCTTTAGTATAATCAGTTAATTCATCACTGTCTTCTTTAAGCCAATAAGTGCGATAATTTTCTGTATCATACTCACCCTTTGCATAGGCTTCCATATCTTTCTTTAAGTGTTCAACACCTTCACGGAAGTCCTTGATAATTTCTTCTTTTGTTTGGTAGATATATGGTTCTACTTCAATGTTTTCATCAAATGGAGCAAGGAGCTCTTCAATTTCGCTTTCGTTATCTTCATTAGTTACTACTGCTACTGTATAATGCATATTAACCTCTATTTATCAAGTTTATTTAAATCTTCGACTGTTTCAGAATCTTTTTTATTAAAAGCTCCTTTAACCTTTTCAACAGCATTTGTAATTTTATTACCAACTCTTGGACACTTTGTTGTAATTGCCCAATAACCAACTGCAAAAGTTGCAGCAATTCCAACAATAGCAAAAATTGTTAATACTACCATATTTCCTCCACCTCTTCTAACGCTTTTATTATTTTATCACAAAAACTTTGTGTAATTTCAACTTTCTCGTTCCAAAGATTTCTGCTAGCATTTTTGTCATTTTCAAATGCTATATTAAAAGCCTGATTAAAACACTCTTCTACTGCAAAAATCATCATTCTACATTGAACATTTTCAACATCGTGATGGTAGTCATCAGGCTCTGCTTCAAACCACTCTGGCTCGCCAAAATTACAGCGATACCAGCTTTGATATTCTTCAAAATCTTCAAAGAATTTTTTTATAAATTCTCTTGCTTCATAACGAGAGCAAAACCAAGAGCCATTAGCATTTTCACTTTCTGTAAGATAATTGCCCAAGTCGCAAGGATAACGAAGTTGTCCAATCCAATTAGGAAGTCTTTCTTTTACTTCTTGTTTTACTAAATCTGTAAACTCTTTGCTCATGAACCAACCTCCTTCCAGCCTCTTTTCTTAATCACTTCTTGGACTGCAGTGATTGCATTATCAAGTTTTTCTTTCATCTCTTCTAAACTTGAAGCTTCAACTTCCAAACCATAATAGCACAAACCGCTAGTGTTTCTGTGAAATTCTACTCTATAAGTTGCAAGATCAACTGCCTCGTCAAAGCTCTCAACTTCTTGCGGTAAAACCTTTTTTCTTCCCTTTATCATATTTTACCTCTAGGCGCCGAAGCGCCTGATTGTTACTGATTTTTTTTCTGCAAAATTTTATTTATATTGCTCAATTCAGTTTCAAGTCCTTCTTTTTCTTTCTCATAAATTGAGAAATCAATTCCTTTAAGATCTACATCTTTAAGGAAATTGTGAAGCTCTTCAATCTGAAAGAAATTCTCTTCGCTAGTAAGTCCTTCAGTTTTATAATCTGAAAGTTTAAAACCAGCTTTGTTTTGGCTCTGAAAATGAGCTGCTATAATGTTTTGCCCATTATCTTTATTAACAAGAGTAATAGTAATCATCGGATATGTAGCAAAAGGCTGTTTTGAAAGATGCGGAATAAGCAAATTTGCTGTTTTTCCATTTATACCAACTTCTTTCCCAATTGTGTAAATAAGATCAGCTTCAAGACCTTCTTTTGAAAGAACAGAAACCAATTCATTCATTTCTTTTTCAATTTCTTCATTTGTAAGCATTTATTTCTCCTTTTCTTAAATTATACTATATTGTTTTTTTATGTCAAGAGCTAAAAACTCTCAACATAGTCCTCCCCGTCTTCAAAAAAAGAAACATAGTTGTAAGTGTGGTCAACTTCCCAAACTCTTGGGTCAGCGTTTTTATCATCCCAATAAGGTTTGTAGAGTCCAATAGCTTCTTTTAAGAACTCTGTTACTTTTTCAAATTCTTTATCTCTGTCTTCTGTTTTTTTACAAGAACTAAGCTCATTGTATTTTTCAATTATAAATTCATCAAATCGCTCTTTACAATCTTTATGAAGACTTTTAGCAAGTTCTTTATTTTTTGTTGAAAGATCTGTGAAATCAAAATAATGTAAATCACACACTTGATCTATAAAAGTTTCTTCTTCATACTCACAATGATAGCAACCATCTTCTTCACACTTGAAATAAGTTTCATCCCAAAGGTCATTATACATTAACGAAGCCTCTTCGGAGAATTGTTCAAATTCATTCCAAAAATCATTTTCTGGGGCATCTTTTTCGTAGTGATAAAACTCACCACAATAAAGATTGCCTTGCTCTTCTGCATAACTAAAGCTGAATGGTATGTCGGGCAATTTCTCTGCCAAAGCATTAATAAACTTATCAGGTGGCGACCAAGGCGAATCAAAATATATATTACCATAGCCATCATAATTTATTTCACTTGCATCCCATTTACAACCCCAAAGATTATTATGGAATGTATACCAGTTAAGCCAAGGTCTATTTTCATCTTCTTGAATATGATCTTTTTCACAGTCTTCTGTTATATACTCTTTACCGTATTTTTCCAGGCACTCTTCTTTTGTGCTTGGGTAAGGAACCGCCCAAGTATAAGAAAATTTACCATTTTTATAATCTTCAAGATGTCCAAGCTGTTCAATTGCTGTTTCCAAATCTTCTTTTGAACTAAAACTAATTCGATTTTTTACCCAATTAGCCATCGTTTTCTCCATTGTTTAAATCAACTAAATAATCATAAAAACTATCATAATCAACTATTTTATAGTTTTTACCATTATAGCCAATTTCTGTCGGAAAGGTAAAATCATTTTCATAAAGCCACCAATCGGCACCATCTTCGCTTTCCCCGCAATCCATTATAATCTGTTTAAGGATTTGCCTTACGCCTTCAAGAGGCCAATACAACCAACAAGAACCATCATAAACTGGGCTGTCTGTTTCAAAATCCGTATTAAGCAAATCCTCTAACCTTTTGTTAAAGTCGTCAGTTTTCTCATCAAACTTTTTATAAAGTTCTATTATGTTTATTAAATGTTCTTTTTTAATCATTTATCCACCTTAATAATCTGTCCGTTTTCATCTATTTCCAAAACTCTAAGTTCTGGATGATCTATCAAATACTTTTCAACATTTCTTTCGGCTTGTATTTGTCTATTTAACAAAGTTTGATATTTACTCCTGTTGGAGTCTGTTACCTGAAGTAAAAGAACAACAAACCAAAATACAAAAGCCACAATGCCAAATATTAAAGAAAGACATTTAGACCAATCAATGTCTTCTATACCACCGACAATTACAAAAACAAGCGCAATACAACTAAGTGTTATTGCAATCCAAAGAACGTTAATACTAACATTTAGCATCTTTCTTCTCCATAAAATCACAAACTGCGCGAGAAAGCGTTGCTGCTTCTTCGGTAGTTAAAAGATTTTTATCTTTTACAAAGATAGTCTGTTCAGGCTCAACGCCGCACAATTTCGAAAGGTTAATAACTCTTTTGCAAAGAACACCATCACCGCCAACTTCTTCACATCTATCAGGCCATGCTATACACTTTGCTTTATCTTCGGCTGTACAAGGATAAGCAATTTCTACAAAATCAGAAGAATGATTTTCTGCTTCGGGAATTTTGTCTTCGATGCAAGACTTAATAAAATCCATAAAGCACTGATCTTCTACCATTTTTGCTACTTCTTCATCAGTTATATCTTCACCAATAGGAGAAGTATCATAATGCCCCTGAAGATAGAACTTCCAAAGAATTTCCTTGAATTGCTCAGGATCAAACTTCACGGTTTTATAAAACTTTTCAAAATTATTTCTTAATGTTTCCTGCATATTAAGCCTCCGCATACATTTCATTCCAAGAAAACACAAGTTTTCTTTGCTCGTAAACAATTTCTACTTCAAGACCATTTTCAACACACCAATCATGAACTTCAAGCTCGTTTTCGTCTGCTAATTTTTTCCAATCTGCAAAAATTTCAGCGTCGTCGATTTCAACGCAATCGGCTCCACATTTTGCAGCTCCTTCAAGAACAGGATAGACTACTTTAAGAATGTTGTTTAGTTTATCATCAATTTCATTTCTTGCTTGATCTCTAATTGCTCTTAGTTTCGCCCCTATCGTCATCTTCGTTCTCCCAAGTAATTTTATCGGTGTTTGACTTAGTATCGTCTTTACAAACCTTTGAGCAAATATACTGTCCACCAAAATAGCAAAGCAAGAAAAATAAAAATGTTAAAAGTATGTTTGAATCAACCAATCTGGAAAACATCCAGCCAAACAAACATCCAAACCAGCCACCAATAAAATAAATTTGTTCTTTGCTCATATTTTGCCTCCGTATATAAAAATTATACCACAAACCCGAAAAAAAGTAAAGCCTGGTGTTTAACCAGGCTCTTTTTATGAGTTGTTTAAAAGTGTGTAAAGTTTTAAAACTCTATCTCGATAGTCAAGTGTAGTTTGTGGAATGTTGCCAGAAATAACTCTTGAAGCTCCCGCGTTATAAGCGGCTATTACTTTTTCAACATCTTTATCAAAATCTTTATAAAGATCGTTAATCAAATGAATTGCTACCCAAGCATTATGTTGCCAGTTGCTCCAATCAAAACCCATATTTGTATCATACTTATCAAAAGGCCAATACAAGGTAGCAAAATAAAGTTGATAAGCGGAGTTAAGTTGAAACAAACCATTGTCAGTAGTTCCATTATCATTTACATTAACTGCATAAGGATTTTGTTTTGGGTTTTCTTGTAAAAGAATTGAAACAACAAGATTTGGGTTAAGTTTTAAAGGTTTACAAACTTCTATTATATAGAGGGCAATTTCGTCTTTTACTAAATCTTTATATGGATTTTCCCAATTTATAGGAACTTCTATCGTCTTAGACTCAGTAAATGAAACTCGTCCAATACTTTTAATAGCAAAAATATGCCCCGCAAAAAAAGTTCCCAAGAGCAAAACAACAACCGCAAAGCAAGTAATAATTTGTTTTGCGATAATTTTTTTATTTATATATTTTTCTCCAAGTATCACATTAATCCTCAGCTGATTTGCTGCTAGTAGAATAAACAGTTATGTCAGTAGCGGGCACATTATTACTACTGCAAGTAATTTGCGGCTGTGTTAATATAGGGGTTTTATTAGCACCCCACGTAATCTTATTAGCATCCCACCAGCTATTATATCCATTACCAATGGTTAAGCCTTGATTATAATTAGAATTAAAAATGCTATCACCTGCTTTTTCAAGTGCTCTTATAATAAGAAGTCTATCATCAACAGATAGTTCTTTTCCTTCCATAACTTTTCTTTCAAGAATTGTTTTTTCATCTGCTTTTTCACCGTCAAAATCTTGAACGTATTCTTCTTTTGCCATTTATCCTTCCTTTTTATTTATCTTAACAAACTCCTGCTCGGTGATTTCTGACCATTCGTTAATGTGATGCTCATCTACAACAAACAACTTCTTTCCATCAGTCATAAGCCAATCATTATGAAAAACATAAAGTGTCTGTTCATAATCATCGTCATAAGTTCCGTCAGGGTTTCTTGAAGAGGTTCCAACTTGAACAATAAGCATTTGGTTATCATCATTATAAGCAACATCCTCTAACAACAAATCACAGAATTCATAATTCATTCCGTCAGTGCAGTAATCGTTGTTATAACAAATACCTTTAAATGCTTTATTATCCCTTTTGAAAAATTTGGTATATGATTCCATATCCTTTTTCCAATCGTTATAAGCATTGCTCATAATTTTACCTCTGAGTGTTAAGATTTATTATATTATATCAAGAAAGGATTAAAAAGTCAAGATAAAGCCCGCCACGGAATCGAACCGTGCCTCTTGGTTTTGCAGACCAGCCACTACTCCAGCAATGTCGCGAGCTATAAATTAAGCATTATAATAATAAATAAATTTATCTATCTTTTCTTTCATTAATTCTTTACCTTTTTGAGATTTTAAATCATTCCAGTCTATTCTGTAGACTTCGTATCCTTCTTTAATTAAGAATTCGTCTCTTTCTTTATCATGCTCTTTTCTAAAAGAATGTTGAGAACCATCTATTTCTAAATCAATCTTTTTGTTTCCTTTTTCTATAAAGAAATCTAAAAAGTAACAATGAATCCCATCTTCTTTTTTTACAGCATATTCTCTCTCAAAAGGAATACTGTTATTGTTTAATACATTTATAAAAAAATTTTCAGCAAAGGAGATTTGATTTCTTTTAATATGCCATCTTGGTTTATTCTTCATTTTTTCTCTTTGCTTTTGTTTTGTTTCTTCTGAATACGGCGGTCTGTTTTTATTAAAGCATTCTGCACATAATTTGCTTCCGAAACTAATTTGTTTTCCACATAATTCACAATAACAAATTTGTCTTTTTTGAAGTTTTTGCTTTCTTGCCTCGTTTTGCTTTTTTGTTTGTTTATGACTGTTAGCACAAGTTCTACTACAATAAATTTGCTCCTTTGTTTTTGAAACAAATTCTTTATTGCATTTTGGGCAAACTTTTTTAAGATGATTTGCCTTAAACCAAGACGAGTCAGGGTTATCATGGCAAGACTTCAAATGCAATGTGTAAGCAGTTGTTGTAGTTGTTTGCTTGTTGCAAAATGGGCAATTTTTGTTTTCATAGTTAACATATTTTATAATCATATAATTAACTTATAAGCTGGCTGAGGGATTCGAACCCCCGAAGGCTTTCGCAATGGATTACAAATCCATCCCATTCAACCACTCTGGCAAACCAGCATAAAAAGTCAGCTATATAGGATTTGAACCTATAACCTAACGCTTAAGAGGCGCTCGCTCTACCGTTGAGCTAATAGCCGATAGTCAGCTAGGAGGGAGTCGAAACCTCATTCACAGATCCACAATCTGTTGTTCTGCCGTTGAACTACTAGTTGAGTACCGCTTCATTGAGTCGAACAATGTGTGATAGTTTGTAAAACTATTCCTCAGCCCGTCGAGGACAAGCGATAAAATTTTATTTCTCCGCTAGGACTCGAACCCAGAACAGATGCTCCAGAGGCACCTGTGTTACCGATTACACCACGGAGAAATGCGATTCTGAACCCGCCCAGGATCGAACTGGGAACCCCAATCTTAAAAGGATTGTGCTCTAGCCAATTGAGCTACGAGTCCGTATGCTGAATCTTTGTGTCGACCAAAGTTTCTTCCCCTTATGAGAGGGAATAGGAGCCGTCCTACCACTCAGCATAGCCCGCACTGAAAGAATCGAACTTTCATTAATGGATTTTCAGTCCACCACCTTGACCACGTCGGTTAAGTGCGGATAAAATAAAAAAGGCTTAGTATTTCTACTAAGCCTTCAAAACAAAATACAAGTTTTCTACATCGTCACTTAGTATTTTCTCCTGAAGACTCAGCAATATGTTTACACATGAAAACTGTGCATTTTTGAGTAGTTTTAACTGTCTTTGTAAATACTGTTGTAAACATATTTTCTCCTATAAAATTAACTTGTAAGCGGGCGATAAGAAGTGGCAAAGCCACTTCTCTTTTAAGGTCTTCAATCGCCATTTCTGGACAACAACCACAATTCACCGCCTATTCAGGTTGTCGTAAGATGTTATACTCAGGGTCTGTTAAAAGACGGCGACCGACTATCCAATAAAAGTCAGATAGCACTTTATTTGTATAACAAATTCGATAACTTAATCAACTAGCCCTCACAAGTCAGTTCGACACGCTGATTCTTCGTGCTGTTACCACGACGTGCTACAAAGTCTTTGCACCACTTGTTTCTCGTTCGGAGCCTATCCCGACAATACTTCTTTATTAAGTTATCTAGCGATAGGATTTTGTGGGCTTGAACCACAGACCTTTCGGTTATCAGCCGAATGCTCTAACCAACTGAGCTAAAATCCTATAATGAAAGTCCTGTGTGGTGAAACTTACAGTATACCTTTATCATCTTCTGACCGCTAAGTCTTTATTTAGGTGGCATGAACGTTGTCTGCCGACAACTTCCACCACTACTCTCTAATTGTCTTTCAAGAGTAGCATGCTTCGTATAATTCATCAATTACTTTAACGCGCGTAATTTTCGTCGATTACTCCGAGCAACTTATTTGGTTTTCTCCCGTTTAGTGCCAAGAGGATTCGAACCTCCGAAATGGCGGGCTGAAAACCCGCTGACTTAGACCACTTGTCGATGGCACCATAAAAGTTTGGCAACTTTACCGAATTGTAATTTGCCGAAGGTCTTGCCTACCTATCGTTAAAGTAGGAACGCTAACAGAGATTTGTGCGTTAGCCACTAGAAGCTGAATCGTTTTATAAAATAATGGTTTTACGGTAACCAGCCGCTTATACTGACGTTGGAACAACCAATTCCTCCGAAGTGTTTACGATTACACATAACGCACTGCTACGCTAGGGCGCGGCTTGTTTATAACCCCTCAAACAAGCAAAGGGTTTCTTAGGTCTTACAACCGCAAGTATTTTTGGTTTTAGGAATACTTGTTTTCCTTATGACTTAATTTTACCACGAAAGCAAAATTTTGTCAAGTTGCTAGTCCAAGAGTTAACTATCCCTGCTTACAACAACTAGCTGCCGAATTGCATCGGGTTTTTTCAGGCGGTGCCCGATTCGAACAGGCGTCCAACGGATTTGGAGTCCGTAATTTTAGCCGCTAAACTAACCACCTATAAAAAAGCATCGAAGGGTAATCGAAACCCCATCATCTGCTTGGAGGGCAGAGGTCCTAGCCATTGAACGATCGATGCATAATTGGCGAAGAGTATTACGGTGAAAAAACTCATTTTCTCTTTAAATAGGAACTCTTTTTGCCATACGGAGTCTGCTGGATTCGAACCAGCGGGAAGTTTCCAACCACTTCCTTAGCAGGGAAGCCACATAAACCACTCGTGCAAGGCTCCAAAATTTAGTGGACACAGGCAGCATCGAACTGCTTCTATTCCGCTGTGCAAAAGCGGCGAGATGCCAAACCTCCCCAGGCCCATAAAAAAGGTGTTTGAGTTTATCGTCGCAAGCGCTTGCGACTATGTGGTTTTTATCTTTGAAGATGCATTTATGCTATAAGGTCTTCAAAATTTGTGAGAAGTGTTCCCACAAGTTTCCACAAAACTTTACCAATCAAACGCCCCAAACTTTACGCTTGATTTTTACGGAGTGTGAGCGACTCGAACGCTCAATATCTTTCGATACACCTGATTTCAAGTCAGGGCGACTACCAATTATCACAACACTCCAAAAAGCAGTCCTGAACGGTAACGCTCCGTCTCCTCCTGAGTGACAGTCAGGTGGCTTTACTTATTGCCCACAGGACTATACATTTTGCGGTTTTTAACCGCTCCCTTATGTATAAAATTATATCACAAAGGAAAAAATTTGTAAAGAGATGCGTTTACCCAATCTCCTTGGTGGGTTAGGTCTGCAACGAAGGAATTGAACCTTCTCTTCTGCGTCCCAGGCGCAGTGTGCCACCATAAAACACTTGTCGCAGATAAAAGTTGTTCGACTACCGAGTTAGCGCCACCACGGATTTATAGTCTTGTATAGGCACTGCCTTTCTTCAAGGTCTTCCTCTGAGGCGCATCTCCTATACTTAAACAACTTAGCGGGGTGTGCAAGACTCGAACTTGCGACCCTCTGATTAACGGTCAGATGCTCTAACCATCTGAGCTAACACCCCAAATGGTCGGTTTTTCAAGATTTACCGAAAAATCCCTAAACAGCTATTTGTTTCAGCGGCACTATTCATTTATCCGCTCGTTGGTAGGGAGGGACTCGAACCCCCAACGTTTCTGATGTCACAGTTTTACAGACTGCTGTCTTCAGCCATTCGACACACCTACCAATAAAAACCTAACCTTTTAGTCCCCGACCGCGTCCTCAAAAAGGGATACTGGACATATAGCAAGTAGTTAGGCGTGAAGCAGTTTCGTAATCGGCTACATACTCCTGCTAACTTATTGTTCACGCGATTAGCCTTTCGCTAACAATTCTCTTTCTCCTAGTGGCTAACTCAAAAGAGCGGTATCGGCTCGGAGAGACTCGAACTCTCACGCCTCGCGGCACTAGTTCCTAAGACTAGCGTGTGCTGCCAATTTCACCACGAACCGAAAATAAAAAAGGCTTCTGATTTGTGTCAGAAGCCTTTATATAATAAACTCAGCTTCCGTCACGTTCTTGGATCATAGGCAGATTCATACGATACGCCACTATTAAGTGTCGCAATAATGAGAGAATCTGCACTGTAATTATTCCAAGAATTTTTCATTTTGTTTTCCTTTTAATTTAACTTGTGACTATATTATAAAACACAAATTAATTTTTGTCAAGATTACTTTCTTAATAAGAAAGCTCTCATCCATTTTTCAACGATTGTTTCTTCATTTTCTCTGAACCAATCGAGCAACTGTTTTTCGTTTTTGAAATCAAGCGGAATAATTCTACTTCTAAACAAAAACCCAAACAAATCCCAATTAGAAAGACTAAAATAATGACTTTTTCGTTTCCACCAGTGAGTCATTTCCCAGCCTTCTTCGGGCTTATATTTTGGAGGATAAATCTCAGTAGTTATATACTTCTTTTCTTCTTTGCGTTTACCCGCAAATTCAGAACTCCAAGGCATATAAAAGCCCCAGTTTACTTTTTCTACAACTACTCTTGTAAGAACTATTGTATAAAGTGGTTTATCTTTATTATAAACCAATTCAACATAATCCTTATATTTTTCCCAAAGAGGCTGATGTTTAACACCATACTTATAATCTAAGCCAAAGATTTGTTTTTCAAAATCTCTACGGTATTCATCTTTGCCGCCCCAATAGTAATTTCCCCCGTCTGATGACCAGCCCCATTTATCAGCAAACCTCAAAGAATAATCAATGTTTTCGTTGATAAACTTTTCTTCGGGCTGAACGCCATCTTTTGTGTAAAGAAAGCAATTATTGTAATAAAGAAGATCTTTATCAATAGCGCCTTCCATTTCTTTACACAATCTCTTATCTTTCTGTCTGCGCTCTTTATGGTATTGTTGACGACACCATTTATCACTTCTAGAACTGCAAATAGAATGATAAGGTTTTTTCTTAAAGCTTCTACTCATATTTTTCTCCTAACCAATTTAAGTTAGAATACTGCGTATTTTTTCATAGAAAACTCCTTAAAAAATACTAGGAATGTGAAATAATCTTCACGCAAGATATATCGACTTCTATCTTCTCCGCGGGGATTCGGACCTCGCCTATCAAGTCCAAAGCATGATGTGCAACCACTACACTACGGAGAAATAAACTAGTCGGCAAGATGGGACTCGAACCCACACGTCCGAAGACAACAGATTTTGAGTCTGCCAAGACTACCAATTCCATCACTCGCCGAAAAAGAAGGGCGTATAATATGCACTCTCAATAGTGCAGTTGCCCTTCGCCCAAGTATTTATACTGCGTCGTGGCGATACAGTTGAAAAGATTTTAGTGTTGTTCTTTTCATCAACACCAAAATTATAACACGAAGTCATAATTTTGTAAAGGGGATATACCAATCGGTATTTCCTCCACCAAGATAGTTTTACGATAACTACTAAAACGACAAGACACTCAAAAACCCTATTACACGAACAAACAACGACCGTCTTTTAATGGGGATACGCTACCGTGCAGTCGGTTATCCCTGCTTTGTTCGATACCATTTTAAGCCCGTTAGGATCATGGGCAACCATTTTATTTTACTGCCTATTTATAAAATGCGGAGCTGGAAGTGGGGAGAATCGAACTCCCGTCCAAACAACTTATTACATTAAACAACTCTATACAAGCATAAGATCCGAAGGTTTTTGATAGTATGGGTTCACGGGTCTTACCCATCTTGTAACAGTATATCTTATCGGATTTTGTAGCCCCTGCACTATCCACCGAGCTTGCGGTTCCCCTGACAAACCTATCCACCTTTAACCACAGTTATATAGAAGGGAGTTGGAAGAGCGACCTTCTAATAACCGCTGAGGCACTCGTAGTCCTCAGTTACGCCAATGGCTTACGCAGCCATTGCATAATCTTCGTAAACTTCGTCAGTTACTTTTAAGCTGTAATTTTCAAGTCTTTTCTTGACCGCTTGATGTTTAATCCTTCAGCTGCTGTCGAAACCTGTGCACCCCCAAAGAATTAACGCGAATGACACTCCATTCCAGCAATGGCGGTTCCTTTATACCAAGATTTTTTTGTAATCTCTTTACCAAGAAACGCACCACTACTTGATAGAATAGCATTCCAAACAACCTGACGAGAAGAATTAAAATCCTTACTCTTTTCAAGTTGCTTTAATAGTATAACAGAAGATTTATCTTTTGTCAAACCATTATCTATAACAAGTCTTTTTACAAACTTGTCTATATCACTTTTTGAATTTAACTTTTTGATTTTTTCAATGTTACGATTAAGCAAATTTGATAATTCAAATTTCATATTTTAATTATAACTCTTTTTTGATTTTTTGTCAAGAATTGCCTTAGCGGTTTGGTAATTGGGATAGAACTCATATTCACCACCGTAATGATAACATACTAAATACTTAGTTGGAGTCTTCCACAATTCCCAAACTCCTTTTTGATTTAAAAATTGCCATCCCATATAATTAACTTCCTTGTAAGAATTTCACCATCGCATTATTTCTTACTTCTTTTCTTGTGAGTTTTTCTTTTTGGCTTTTCACCATCACCAAATTTAAACGCTGTAAACTCTTTAAGTTTATCGCCATACTCTTCGAAAAAATTATCTGCTTTTTTTATATAATCAATATGACCCGCATCTTTCCATTCTTTTGTAGTATAATCTACCCAAACGCGATCAATTTCTTTTAAGTCGTCATATAGTTCCCACAAACGAGGAGCAAAGTGCTTTATGTAATCTTTATTTTTTTCAACATCTTCGCCAAATCCTATTTGATGAAAAGAGTGCTCAACACCATTAATAGACATATTAAGTATAAAGCCAGAATCGTTTCTTGGCAAAATATGTGGATTTACTCGCACTTTTAATTTATACCCATCAACCAATTTTACATTCATTGGTTTACCTATAAAAACCGAATTTGCTTGTGGCAATTTTTGATTAAATAATCTCTCGAGGTTTTTGTATGTTCTTGCAGATAATCCGTTTTTAAATGCTTCAAGATACCTAACCTGATCCCAAAGATATATCATAGCTCCAATACTAGAGTTTTCTATATCTTCTATATCGTCGAGATTCATGTTATCGCTAAGACAATCTACGTTAAGTGCCAACATTCTGTATACACCCATCGGGCTTAGGGTCATTTCATAATCTTGCGACCAATCAGCCACCTTTTTCCTCCTTCCAAAATCTTGCATTTAGGAATTTGTCTGCTTTCTTGATTCCCTTCCAAACTTCCTTTATGTCTTTCTTAGGAATACAATCAAACATTCTTGAGCCGCAAGAATGAAACTCATAACCTTCTTTACCCCTTTCCCAAGAGCCAAGCTGAAAACAAGAAGAATTGAAGTCATCATAAAACTGAATAAGCTCAAAAGGAATATGTTCAGGCGGAGCGCCTAAATAAGAACAGTTACAAATTTTATAGCATTTCTTACCTGCATATTCCCACTTAAAACTATCTTCAGTAATTTCTTCTTTAACATCTTCATTGATAGGATGCTTAGCAGTATACTCATCTGTTATATCATAACAAATAGAACCATTCTTGCTAAATTCTTCTTTAATTGCCCAAATTAAATCCGCTTGAGTTGTAATTTTTAGATTAGAACCGTTGTTGGCTTCATACCAAACATCATACTCTTTTGAATAGATCATTTCTAATAATCTTCTTAATTCAACACTTCCATTTGGGTGAATCATAAATCCTCCTATTCACTTGCTTTTGCAATTATTCGACAGATTGCTCCAATTACAGACACAACAGTATAAATAATTCCAAGAACTAATACTGCTTTTGCTCCGCTTGGATGTCCATCAATACACTGGGAAATAACAATTAATGCTGGGCCTGCTATCATACATTCCACTCCTTAAAATAAGTATCATAAATATAATCAAAATTATCAGGGAAAACTTCCTTAATTTTTTCAATTCTTTCAGCTTCTTTATAGTCAGCTCCAAGATGTCCAAATAAACTTTTTAGATTTCCGATTTTCTTATCAAACTGTTTAAGCTCTCTATTAAAATCAGAAATAGTCATAGCGGCTAGTGGATTCTGTGTATCAAATACTTCAAACACATCATGATTTGCAGAATCACAAAGAACAACAATGTCTTTGTCTTTATTTGTGATTGCTTCAAAATCCCCTCTACAGCAATACTCTGTATGACCAACTACTTGCTTAGGGAAATAAGGTTCTTTTATTAAACTGTTTGGTCTAATCCATAAACAGAACTGAGAAACTTCATCGCCACTTCCACTAAAACAGCCATCCCAATCAAGTTTTTCTTCAAATCCGATTGAGAAATTTTCATCGCCTGGGATATGACTTCTTTCATGCCAACACTTATTAAGTGTTTCAACAGAGAATAGGTTTTGATCCCACTCTACAACATCTTTATAGAGTTCTTCGAAGTAAGCGTCAGCCTCTTCTTTTGAATCAAAAGAGTTTCTATTTGCTTTTGGATAAACAGTATAAATGTTTCCCATTACTTCTTTCATATAAGAAACTGCAGTTCTTGAAAAACCTGCGTGAGAGAATACCCAGCCATCACACTCAAAAGCAAGATCAATTATATCCATATTTGCCATAAGTAAGGCGCGGATGATACTTGCCTTATTATGCTGATGTCCACTACAATTTGATCCATATCTTGAGCCACTAACATAGCTCCAATCATGGTTACCAATTAAAAGTATTACTTTATTAGGATACTTTCTTTTGAATCTACAGATTGCCTGAAAGTTCTCACCCTGGTCATCCCATACATTTTCCCAAGCATCAAAATAGTCACCAAGGAAAACTACAAAATCAACTTCATCAATCTTTTTCTGAGCAATTTCCCAATTATGGCTTCCGTGAACATCGGGAATTATTAAAATTTTCATTTTATCAAATCCTTGTATACTGAACAATACATTTCATAACCCTTAGATTTTTCTTTCCAAGAGCCCCAAAGTTCGTTTAAGTATTCATTAGAATCCTTACCGTCTGCAGCCTTGAAATATATTGGTCGCAAAGATGGTGGAACCTGAGAAGTTACCCAAAGAGCAAATTCTTTACGATTCTTCTTGTAATCGTTCTCCCAAACATCTTTTGCAAAATCCATTGTAGAAATAAACTCTCTCTTAAAGATTTTAATTTCTGCAACCTGTTTATCTGTCTTTTCTTTGAGTTCTGGATAATCATCATGATTCTCACAGATACACAAACGCCAAATACCTTCAGGAGTATCGTGGTCGCGAATATACTTCAAAGCCAAATAAGAAGGACACTTCATTTTTACACGAGTCCAATTTTCTTCATCTACAACTACAAATCCTTCCTGACTTTTTCCGCTGAACTTTTCAAGTGCGGCAAGAATATCTTCTCTGTTTGAAAGGTTATAACGCTTTGGAATATCAAAAGGTAAATCAAACATTTTCTTCACCTCTTCTGGTGAGTGTTCAACGCCTTCTGCATCGCGAGCACCGTGAAACCAAAGTTTTGTTTCTGTGTATTCACAAATGATTTTGTTCTGTGGCGAAGTAAGCTCGAACATTAAAGTCCAGCCGTTAGGGATTTTCTTAACCCAATCCATTTCACAATGGAAGTAATTTTTATCTGCATCCCAAACAGTTGCACCTGGAGCATCCTTTGTTAATGCTTTTGTCATCAATTCCTGATAGCAATGAACATCTTCTGTTTCATAATCAATTGGGGTATAAAGTCCGACGCCGCCATTTGTTACCCAAAAGTCCTGCCCTTTGTATTTGAACATCTTAATAAGCTGTCCATCTACTTTCTCTTCACATTTAAGCAAAGGAGAATCCCAGTTTATTGTATCGGCGTGTCCGTCATTGATGTCAAAGAATTTTATGTAAGGAGCACAAATAACATTTACTGTTCCGTCTTCAAGAACTTCGACAACTGTTCCGCGACACTGTTTTACGATTTTGTCATTCAAGTCTGATTCAATCAAATCATAAACCAACATCCACCAATTAGGGTTGTTAGGGAACTGTGTTACAGAACGCAAACAATAAGGTTTCTTCTTTAATTTGTCCTGCCAATTCTTCGGGTTGGCTTTTATAAAGTTTTCAAGTTCTTCAAAGTTTTTCATTATTTTACTCCTTGTATTAAAATTATACCACAAGTCCGAAAAAAAGTAAAGCCCACTACTTACAAAGTGGGCTTTATAAACATTATTAAATTTATACTATTTTTAATTGGTTTTATTAAATAATGTTACACTGGCAACACTTCATAACATCAAGTGCAGCTTTGTGTGTTTCAGGTGAGAGTCCTGCACAAGCATTTGCAATTACGTTTACTTCTACACCTTCAATCTGTTTAAGAGCGAGTGCGTTTGAAACAACACATATATCTGTGCAAACCCCGCACATTGTTACTTCATCACCTTCTGCAACGTATTCAGTCCACTTGTCTGAACCAAAATGTTCCTTTGGAAGAATGATTGCTTCATTAGCCAAATCCTGGAGTTCTTCAATAATTCTCCAACCGTCTGTACCTTCGATACAGTGTTCAACTGGCAGATGCTTTCCTTCTCCCGTTTTCATATAATCATCGTAATGTGTATCAAGGGTGAAAATCAACTTTGCCCCATCAGCCAAAGCCTTTTCTGCTGCCTCCTTAATGTTAGGAATTACAGCAACGGCAGCATCATTTTTTAATGCTCCTGTGAAAAAATCCACCTGACAATCCACAATCACGAACCATTTAGTCATATTTTTCTCCTTAGTATTTATAATTTTCAATTAAATCTTCATAACCTTTACAAAAAGAAAGATCGTCTATCATTTCATCAAAATCTTCATAAATTTCTTTGCGAAGTTTTTCACGAAGTTCTGTCGACGAAATGTTTATATCTATATCCTCAACATACTCATGTGGTATATTAGGGAAGTTATCTTCATATCCTGGGCGTCTGAAAACTAAAAGTTTTGCACGTTTAAGAATTTCTTCATAATCACACCAAGTTTCAAATTTCTGAAAACTATCAGAGCCCATAGCGACATAATACTCATACTCGTCGATCGACTTCATAGTTTTGCCGCTTGTGAGTTTTCGCAAAGTATCTATGAAACGCCATTCTGAATCAACTGTTCTTTCAAGATCAGAAACTTCTACATTATCAAAAGAATCACAGAAACTTTTAACAACTCTGTATCTTTCTTCAAAAGAAAACATTTGTGCATTCGCCTTATAATAGCGAATGGTTGTAGGAACTACAATTACTTTATCGAATCTCTCCGATAACCTTTTAATAATTTCTTTGTGTCCGATATGCATAATATCAAACGTTCCGCCATAAATAGCAATCTTCATAGATGCCCCTTTTTTCTTTGATGCTATAATTATACTATCTTTAAGATTAAATGTCAAGTGCTTCAATGGCTTTTTCTACGTCGTAGAAACTATCAAATGCATTATCAAAATCTTTCTTGACTGAATCAACAATTAACTGATAATCAGCATTTTCGATTGCATCATCAAAACTGTTGCCAACATCTTCAAATTTGTTATAAACAATTTTGAGATTATCTCTTATGTCATCAACTTTTCTTAATTTTTCGTTTGCTTCTTCTAAATCACTTTCATTTTCGTCATAATCAGAGCAACGACAATATTCATAAGGACAAGAATGACAATCAATTTCATCTTGAAGATTATCTATTTCTTCTTGAAGATTTTTGTTGTCGCTTTCAACGTTAATCCTTGCAGTGTTCCAACATTCCTCGAAAAGAGGTCTAAGCTCTTCAGAGATTTTATTTTCTGACTTTGCGTTATAAATAGCAAGCCATTGTTCAAAACTTGTTGGTGCCATAATTACTCCCTGTTTCTAAAATATATAAATTATTTGCAAGCTTCTTTAAAATGAAGTCCGCAAACGGTTTCTTGTTTTCCATTTATTACTTTTGAAATTCCATCTCTATATACTTTAAAGCCACTTTTTTTCAATTCTCTAACCGCTTCCCTTATAGAAGTAAACTCTCTGTTTAATTCTATACATACAATTTTTTTTCCAAAAACTTCTTTTGATTTTTCTGCTGGAGTTTTTAAATCCCATATTTTAGCTTCTTTATCTTCAGCAAAGCAAAAATGTAAATTATTTGTAGATTTATATTTTCCGCTGCAGCATCTTGAAACTAAAATGTCATCTAAAATGCCATTTTCTTTTGCAGCATCAGAAACACTTTCGTATATTTTATTAGTTTCTAAACAATAAACTTTTTTTCTTTTTTCTTTTACTCTTTTTTTCATTCTTTCTGACATCTCTTGCCTTTGCTTTTGTGTAAGCTTCATTTTTCTCCCTTTAAGAGATAGGCTTCTTTGTCTATTTAATTCTTCCTTTTGTTCTTGTGATAATTTTTCCCACCAAGTATTAAATTTTTTTCCACCTGGAGCGATGTTATAGCCAAACTCAACATTGTTAGAATTAAATTTTTTTATATACTCTTCTTCTTTGGTGTCTAATAATTCTTTCGGGCATTCTTCGATAATAGAAAAATCAAAATTTTCTCTTCCATATTTTTCCATAGCTCTTGTTAAGTGCTTATTGTTTCCACGATTTTGTTTTTCACTATGCCATCTTTCTTTTATGTTAATAGATTGACCTATATATTTTTTACCATTTATTTTATTGGTTATGCAATATATACCACAAATTTTATCCAAGTTAACCTCCGTATAGAGATACTGCCGGCAGTATCTCTATATAATTAACTTATAAAACAAATTCTGGATTTATTGGCAAACCTGGATCATAATAAGGAAGTCTTATGTTTTCAATTTTAAACTTTCCTCTATTATACATACTCATAATTTTTTCATAATGCTCGCCTTTGACCCCATTACGAATTAAATCATTTAGTTCTTTATAAGTAAAACCAAATCGATCTTCATCTGAGCTGTAAGAGCCATCTGCATTTAAAGACATTCCATCAATTGGTGTTTTATTAACAAGTATTTCAGGAAGCTCTAGGAATTTTGCAATCTTTTTTACTTCTTCTTTTGTAAATCTTGCAATTGGTGCAAAACAACCAAAATCATCGCCACCATAAGTATCCCAAGAAACGATTGTTTCAGAAATGTTGCAAGTATTAGCAACAAAACAGTTGCCAACCACAGCAGCAGCACCAAACAATGCTGTCATTCTTATTCGAGCTGGTGTGTTTGTGATGTATTGATCACCAGGCCACTCTTTACCATTCTCTGCAAGAACTCTCATTTCATCAAGAAGAGCATCGTAAGCATCGCCAATGTTAATCGTATAATGCTTAATTCCAAGATGCTTAACAAGCAATTGCGAAGCATCTATATCTTTTTGAGTTCTATTCGGAAGCATAATTCCGATAACTCTGTCTTTACCAAGAGCTCCAACGCAAAGTGCGGCAGTAGTAGAAGAATCTATACCGCCACTTATACCAACAATGGCTTTTGAGTTTTTATCACCATTATGTTCAAACCAATCACGAATCCATTCGATACAATTTTTTGTTTGATTAACAACATTAAACCCCATCATAATTATTCTCCTTTGATAAGTTTTTTATATTTTTCCCAAGCATGCTTCATCATAATAGAAGTTTCAGGAAAGTTCATTATATTTTCAACGCGACGTTCATCGAGTAGTGTCTTTTTAACAAATTCGTTTTCATCCAATTTCTGTTCTGAGTTTACAGACTCAACTTTAATGTAATAACAAGTCATCTTATTATTCATAAAAGCAGGATTTGGGTTTGCTTCATAAAGTTTCTTTATTTCAAGAATTTTGTTTTTATCCAAGCCAATTTCTTCTTCACATTCGCGAAGAATTGCATCAAGTGGTGTTTCGCCTTCTTCAATCATTCCACAAGGGAATTCTGTAAGAACTTTATTCTCACCATGACGAAACTGAGAAACCATTACAAATCTTTCGTCAAAAGATGCTTTCTCAGTTTCAACAACTGCAGATACCCAATCAGGTGACTTAATAGAAACATAATTTCCTTCTTTTCCGTTTGGTGCCACTTTCTTTGTAAGAGAAACATCAAAAATTGGAAATTCTATATTTTTTATTTCTTCAAGAACTTCAAAACTTAATTCTTTATCTGCCATATTTTCTCCTAAAAATGATCTACATATTTTATTTCTGCAATTTTTTTTCTTATTTTGTTTACAATTTTCAAAGCACCTTCTTTTGGAATTAAATCATTCCAGAGATGAGCATCATTTATAAATTTAATGCTAAGTGTTATATCATCATCTGGGTCTGGGTTTTCTTCAATTGTTACTTTACTAATTGCTCTAACGTTTATATATTGTGCTTCACCTTGATAAGATGGGAGTTCAACAAAATCTTCGTCGAAATTAAGAAATTCACGAAGCTCTTTTTCTCCTTCGTCAGAAATCTTAAAATCTTCAATATGATCATTTCCCAACTCTGTAAAATCTATATGGTTTTTTTTAATTCTTACATAAGAGATGTTTTTAGCATTTATAAAAAGATTGTCATTTATTTCTATAAGCATTTTCTTGCCCTCTTGTAAAAATTATACCACAAGCCCGAAAAAAAGTAAAGCCCATCTATTCGATGGGCTGTGTGATTAACAACTTTAATTATTAGAAGGCGTTATAGCGTCTTACTTTTTTGCCCATTTCTGTTGATTTAACAACTGCTTTTATAACTCTGAAATCTTCTTCACCAAACGATTCAGTTCCGTCAAAAGTTTCGTTTTCAATGTTATAATCATCTTCTGAAAGAACATTTTCAAAATATGAACTTATATCAGCATCTTCATCAATAGAAATATAGATGTCGTCAGGAATATCCAGCTTTCTAAGTTTCTCAGCTTCTTTATCGCTGCTAACTTTCCAAGACAACCAGCGTCCGTCCTGGAAATATCTTAGAGGACATCTGTCAGTATATGTTACTTCTGTATTTCCCCAAAGGACTTTAAAGATTACCTTAAAGTTTTCATCAGTATTTTCATTCTCGATGTTGAAATACTTCAAAATTTCAGAAGGTTTCTTATCAGGGAATTTATTAAGCTCGTCTACAAAAGACGAAAGAATATCCATAGATACAAAGCCAGCTCCGCCAAGAGTAGCAACAACATCTTCGGTAATTTCTTTATTGTTAAGATTGTCATTGCAGTAATTTCTTACAACTGCAGCATTCTCCGAGGTAAATTTGTAATGATAGCGAATACGTCCTGGTCTTGATTTAAGATTTTCATCAAGTCTGTAAGTATTATTTACAGTAAGCAAGAAAAGATTTCCTGAGCAGCTTGTGTTTCCATCAAAAATAGACAAAAGTGATTCCTGCTTTGTAAGACTGTTTTTATCTTCACTATCTGTATTTCCGCCCATAAACTTTTCAAACTCATCCATAAGGATTACGCATCCTTTGAAGTTTGACATAAAATCAGTCATACCATTTATATAATTTGAGATTATAATAATTGGTTTTTTACCATAAAACTTTTCAAGAATAAGGCGAGTAGTAAGTGTTTTACCAAGTCCTTTCTCACCTGAGAACAAAACACCAAGATTCTTTTCTGGGTTATTCTTTTCAAATGCTTCAACAACGTGATCTGCGATGTTCTGAGCATCACCATAGATTTTGCCATGCGAAAGTTTTATTTCTGTTTCTTCCAAAAAGAATCCAACAAACTGAGCACAAGACAATTTCCATACACCAATCGGAACCTCTTTTGAAAGTTTCAGGTCATCTACTGAATCAGCATCAACATACCTAACTGTGTTTTCTAATTTCAAAAACATATCTTTTTACCTCACTACAAAAATTATAACATATCTCCACAAAAAAGTAAAGCCTGGTTTTTAACCAGGCTCTTTTGCTAATATATTATTTTCCTGACTGAATTCTCCAATTGAGAGTTCTGCGGAGGAAGTCTACAAACTGTTGACTGCGGCTCATTGTCTTACTTGCATCGTCTGAAAGTTTTGCAACGTCCAAGCCATTTACAAGAACAACCTTTGCTACAATGTTAAGCGGCTTAATTGTCTGTGGACCACTCCACCAAGTTCCAATACCAAAGGCTGGCTTAGCGCCAAGTTCTTTTGTATACTTACACAAATCACCCCAAAGTTTGAAGCTGTCGATAGAATTACTAAACAACAGTGTCTTTGTGTGTGGGTCAATCTTGAGAGATTTGTAGTGCTCTACCCAATTCTTTGCCCATTCAAACGGGTCACCTGAATCATTTCTTACTCCACCAAACAAAGTAGCGTAAGTAAGTGTCATATCTCTGCGGCAGAGTTCATCACCGATTGTATCAGTGAGCCAAATACCGTTCAAGATACCATATTCCTTAATCCAAGCATCCATAGCAATCTTGTTAGAGTAAGCAGGGTTATACATAAGGTTACCCTGTCCAACAGATTCAATAAATTCGTGAGCACAAGTTCCAACTGGTGTGAGACCATATTTCATAGCAAGGAGAACATTTGATGTTCCAACAAAACCTGCAAATCTGCTCTGAGTTTTTTTGCATTCTGCAAAACGACTGATAAGCCAATCCTGTGCTTCAAAAGAGAGGCGGCGGCGAGCACCAAATTCTGACCAAACACCTGTGTCAAAATCACCATAAACCAAATCGTGAATTTTCTTTTCGTTTTCACGCTTGAAACCTTCAAGGAGTTCATCATAATCATAGTGATTACGATAGTAAACTTCTGCACAAATTTCAAGCACGGGGATTTCGTAATAACTTACATATTCCTGGACTCCACCAAAAGAAATTTTCAAGCCACTTTCTGCATCATTTGAGATTTCAAAATCTTCAAACACTGGATGCCAAAAACGCAAGAAGTTAATGTAGTCGTTGTGAATCCAAGGACACTTAGTTCTGAGATAATCAAGCTCCTCTTCTGTGAATCTTAAATTACAGTAAGCCTTAATCTGTTCTGTAATTTCCTTAACATCTTCATCAGTATAAGGCTCGTGGTCTTTTTCAATACCAACATTTCGGGCTCTAAAGTCCCAAGTTGCCTTCATGTTACCAAACTGATGATGATAACACTGTCCCATACTAAACTTGTTCTGACCACTCAGTACAAGTCCGTATCAAGTAAAGACTTAACAATCGGACTGTATTTCATGTGGCACCTCCTCGATAATACATTGCTTTGGTTCAACCAAAACGTATATCTAATTTCTTTATTTTCTTTAATTATAAACCAAAAACGATTTTTTGTAAACTATTCCTCATCAAAAAACTCAACATAATACCGAGCTCGTTCTAACCAACACGCAATAAAACTCCAGTTATATGCATTTGCAAGTTTATAATTACCGTCATTAATTGCTCTTTCAACTATAAACTCTCTTCCGCAAAACTTAAACATTGATTTCACAAAAGCGTTTTCTACTATAATTACATTACCATCTTTATCAGTATCTTCACACTCTCCGTTTATTTCTTCATCTTCTTCACCTTCGTTGCATATTTGATGATGAGGGAGTTTTTTAATTTCTTCAATTGATTTTACAATTACTTTATCTCCAACCTTAAATTTCATAAAAAATTCCTGTCGTAACTAACTAATAGTATTATGTAGAACGGACATTTTTGTCGTGAGTCACGACAATTTTGTCCGCTCGGTGCAACAATTTTTTAATGGTGTAAGAGTTTCACCACCGCGATTGTTCCATATTATTTCCAACAACTTTTAATTACTTCTATTAAAATTGTAATTAGTTTCCAACTTAACCAAAGAGAACCAATATATAAAGGAATTTCCCACCATTGCATAAACCACTCCTAAGCCATTTTAGTGACTATAATTTTATAATCTTTTGGAAGATTATTATCAGACGATGAAACTGATTTAAGATATGATATAAACGCCTCGTTTGTATTATGAGCGTTGATAATCACCGAAGGAGAATTCTTTCCATCGATTACACAATGCACCTTATAAACATTCAGCTTTTCCAATTTCTACTCCTTTATTATAAGTATTAATTACAATTTCTTTAATTTGCGGCATAACTTGTTCCCAATATACTTCAGCGGGTGTTATTTCTTCAAGTGATTTAATCCAAACTTTATCACCAACATTAAACCTCATTTATGCCTCCGCTATCTTACGAGCTTCGGCCGCCAATTGCTCAATTTGAGCAAGAATTGCTTTAAGCCTTTCAGACTTACTTTCTTCTTCACCATCAAAAGAAGAAACATAAATAGGCTTATCAGTATATGATTCTAACCAATCTTCAATAAATTGATATTCATCTTCATCGGAAAAGACCTTATGTTCAAACTCAAGCTCATACAACTCGAACTCTTTATCTACGGAAACAATCGTAGCGACTTCTTCACAGGCAGCCTTCATATTTGATATAAAATATATATCTTCTTCGGAGCCGTCTGATAGCTTATATTCATAATCCCAATCACCATCACCATCTGTTGTCGCATTTTTCTCAAAAAGTTTTTCAAGCTCTTCTTTAGATTTTACTCTTACTTTATCACCAACCTTAAAACTCATTTAGTCCTCCCTTTCATCAGGCGTTCCTTCAAAATCTAACACAAACTCTCGTTCTGGTTTTAACCATTTTTCATGCCAAACAAAATTTTGAATTTCTCTAATGTCGTCATAACTATGTTTGGTCATTTTACTTGCAATGCCAAGTCGATATGATGGTTCACTTTCATTAACAACATAAACCACAAAGAAGGCTTTTTCACAAAAGGGTAACATATAATTTTTATTATAAACCAAGTGAGTATAAAAAAAATTAACATATTCATCACACGCAGTATAATGACTGCCGCTATTTAAGATTTCTTCAAATGATTTTACTCTTACTCTGTCACCAGGTTTGAATTTCATTTAAATCTCCCTTTCATCAAGTGTTCCATCAAAATCTAACACAAATTTTTGTTTTGGGCTTAACCATTTTTCATGCCAAACAAAATTTTGAATTTGTTTAACATCACCACAATCACATTCAACCACTCTGTTTGTAGTGCCAAGTCGATATGATGGTTCTAAAGCATCAATAATAGAAACCACAAAGAAAGTTTTTTTACAAAAAGGCAACATATATTCTTTATTATAGGGAATATGAGTATAACTAAAGTTAATATAGTTTTCAAGAGGGCTGCTATAATACGCGCCACTATTTAAGATTTCTTCAAGAGACTTAACAGTTACTTTATCGCCAACTTTAAAATTCATCTTGTTCACCTCAGTTTTTATTTCTTCCTACCATTTCTCAAAATCCTCTTTATTGATAATAGTAGGAATAAAACTTCCATACATCCAAGTTCCAGGTACTGGAACAAAGCACTGATCTTGAACACGCTTTTCACCAACTGTTAAAGCATAATCAAGATTTGCATCAACATAATCAGCAAAGCCATGAACTGGGTCGTTCTTACCAAGTTTCTTAAAGAAAGCAGCCGCATCGCCAAGGCAAGTTCTTTTAACTAACGTATGATAGCCACCATTAGTTTTGATAATAAAGTAATTACCTTTGCCGAAAGCCTTTTCGTGAAGGTCTCGCAAAATCTTTTCTGCGAACTCTCTGCTTTCTTTTTCTTTATATGTTTCATTCAAATCAAAATCATAATGAATAAAAACTTTTTCAGTGCTTTGTGCATAAATGGATTTTGATTTCTTTGCGATACCAGCCATTTTATCAAGTTGTCCTTTGATACCATCAGTGCTACCAAAGTTTATTGTTCTTTCGCAAGCTTCAACGGTCTGAGAAATAATTTCGTGTGCATACTTAATAAGTTCGTTTGCAACTTTTACTTCGTCAGAAGGTTCGGCATAAATCATAACTGCCAAACTCTTATCAGGATAAGCGTAGCCATTCTTTGTAATCATACCACGCTTAGGACATTCATATTTATAGATATGAGTAAGGAATTCTTCAAAAGACCAAATGCGATCTTTACCACGAGGAGAAATAATCTCTTCTCGCATCATAACACCTTCAGAACCTGAAATACCAAAAGTTTCTCTTTCTTCTTTGTTAAGTTTCTTTGGTCTTGTGGCGATACACATAAGATAAGATTTTCTTATGTTTTCTTTTGACAAATCTCTTAATACGTTTTCAAAGAACCAAGCCAACTCTGATGGGTCGGCAACAAATTTATAATTACCTTCGAGTGATTCTGATTTAGTCATTTTTATTCTCCTTTTTAAGAAGTTTAGGAAACCAATCATAATCCATAAGGAATATAAACCAAACAAAAAGTTCAAAGCATCCAACTGAAAGTAGAAAAGTCTTAATACCTGAACCGCCAAATTTACAAATCAAAAGGTATATAATCGGAGCAAACACCGCAAATAAAAAATAAGTTGATTTATTAAGAATATGTTTCATTTCTTGCCTCCATAAGAAAATTATACCATAAAAGTAAAAAAAAATAAAGCCCAGTGACCGCATCGATCACTGAGCTTACTTGGAGGAACGCTATAACGCGCTTATTTATATACTACGAAAATTCTAATGTTTGAAAATTCTTCACGCCATTTTGCAAGATTTTCTTCTATGTTGTCATACATAATTAAAAACCTTACAAACATACTATCAACCACATCGGCAGGAACATTTGCTCTATCAACAGAATTATCTATATCGTTTTTGATTCTTTCATTGCAAAGATTTTTATTAAGAGAATCCAGCATCATATAAAGAACCACATCCTGCTTATGAAGTGCTGCAATTTCAAGAACCGCTTTGACAGAAGAGCAGCTAAGAGTTGTTGCGTCAAACCAAATTTCTTCAACTCCCTCTTCACAAGCAGTTCTTAAACTATCATAAGCAATTTTCCAAACTTTTGCATTCTGCGACTGATCATTTACATTTCCGCAAATGTCTTTGCGAATACTATCAGGATTTATATAAATTCCTTTATCAGTATGATTATTCCTATAAAAAGTGCTCTTACCTGCACCTGGAATTCCACATGTTAAAAATACCATTAGTTATTCTCCTTTACTGGCTCCCAGAGTTTTTCATCAAAACACTTATCAATGGCTTTCTGGAAACTTTCTTTTGAAACAATTCCACCCCATTCGCCATAACGCTGGAAGAAGATGTAAGTTTCACCAACTTTCATATCTCCTGGTTTAGTATAAAAATAATTATATTCTGGATGTTTTTTGTAATACTCAGAATCAGCCGCCAAATAGCCACCGCAAGTTGATCTTGCATAAGCAAGAAAATTCTTCAAATCATCTTCGGTTTGTGGTTTAAAAGAGTAATAATCACTTTCAGCCCTTCCGTCATCTAAAAGAGTGTCGATAATAAAATTTGCTTGTTTTTCATCAATTTTTATTAAAGTTTTTTCAAGTCTTTTTCTGTAAGCGTAACGAGCAGACTCTTCATATTCTTTGCACTGCTCTTCGGTAGAAAATTCCTCACCATCGTCAGCGATGTAAAAATCCTTCTTTTCTTTAATTGTTTTTGTGACATCTCTTGTTTCTTTTTTCATACAGGCTCCTTTGTTTCTTTTCTTTATAAAAATTATATCACGAATCCGAAAAAAAGTAAAGCCCACCAAATTGGTGGGCTTTTGTATAAGTTTCACAAATTACTAAGGCGAGCTCTCGTTATATTACCTACTTGCCTGGCTGCGGCTCTGTTCAAGAGTTAATCCTAAGTCAGTACGTTTATTTCCGACTTGTATAGTTCGTTCCCAAACTTATTAAGAACCTTGCTCCACCGTTTTCCATAATTTACTTATCTTATAATTGCTTTTCACTTGGCTGTGATTCACGCAGAAAGCAATCAAGCGTTTTTTACTTTTCCATATTGTAATACATATATCTATCAGGTGCTTACTTTTCTAAAAGAGTAAAAGAACTTTTAGTTAGTTTAAGCGATTACCCCATTCAGAGTGGTTGCCACACCAACAACAAACACTAACTTCCCCGAATAATCTCCATTAGTATTTGTTTCTCCTATGGTTTTTCCCTTAGTCATCTTCTTCTCTCACGGAGAAGTTTTCTACCTTAATGGAACGCCCAAAAAGGCTGACGAGTCGGCTCGATGGGGCTCGAACCCATACGTCCTTACGAACGAAGAATTTTAAGTCCTTCTGGTCTACCAATTCCACTCACGAGCCGAAAATTTGGCGAGGTGTATAAACAGTGCCTGAGTCTTAACCATTAGACGACTGCCTCCTATCAGGAATCAGAGAGGATTCGAACCTCTGTTACAGGCTTGGGATAATGTATAAAATAGGAACACCTTATGCCTATTGGGACCTCGAGGATTTGAACCTCGGACCAAGTGATTATGAGTCACCTGCTCTCACCCCTGAGCTAAGATCCCTTGCACACGCATCTAACGCGGCGTGCCTGCAATTTAATTAAGCGAATAACTTAATCAAATCATCTTTTGAAGGATTTGTGAAATCCAAACACTCGATGTCGTTAGGAGTAAGTGGAATTGTTTCTCCACTTTCTTCATCGACTGTTGTTGGGTTAATAGTAAAGCCAGCCTTCTCCAAGATAGGCTTCAAGTCTACATAAGACTCAGCCTTGAATTTCATCTGACGATTTATTATATCGGCAGCTGTGCTTGTAGAAACACGCTGGTTGCCTGCACCCAAATCTGCAAGGAAAAGTTTATTATTACAGATAATACCAACTTTTTTCAAACCAAATTGTTGATCGAAGTTAATTTCGGCTTCAAACACGATGTTGTTTGGATCACACATGTATCCACGTTTCAAACTGTTTTCACAGTCTTCGTTTGCAACAAAGAGTTTGAACTTTGGTGTTTTGCTTGCCGAAAAAACATTTACACCAATGTTTCCTTCAGTAACTTCTTTGCCTAAGTAGAACAATTCGGTTGCTTCAGGATCGGCATTTGTCATATCACCTGAGAAGATAATTCTTCTGCCCTTATCAGCATAATTTGAACACCAGCCATATCGAGTGCCATTTTTATCAGTATACCACAAATCGAGGTCGCGAGCACCCCACTCGTTTCGCCAATAAATACCGAATATATTGTGGTCACCGTTCATTGGAATATAACTACCGAATGGGTAATTTCCAATGAAATTCTTTTCAGAAGTAGGGCAAGAAAGTTCTACTCCTTTTGGGAGGAAAACGTTTGTTGCCTTTGAGCGAAGACTTTCTACAAGGCTGCTTTCAAGTATGTTATAAAGACTTACAAGATACTTTACATCACAAGTTGCCTTGTAGTCGTCGCGAACAAACATACTACCATTTCTGATAATAAACATTTTGCCCACATTGTCTTTGCATAAGAGTCTTTCCTTAATGGACTGCATCAACTGAATCTTTCGGAAATTGTTGAGCGACTCTACTTCTTTCTCTGCCTGTGCCAAAGCAGTTGTTGGCTGCTCCTGGCATTCTGATGTAAGACAGATTTCCCAAAAACCTTTTTTCAAAGGCTTATGGTAAACGTCTGCATACTTACGAATTTTGTTAATTACGGCAGAGTTCTTACCGCCCTTCATAGCAAGGAAGATAGGCTTATAGCGATGGAAAATTCTCGAAAGAACTTTCATCTGCTGCTCTGACAAAGTAGACAAGTCAAACTTGCCTCTCTGTGAATACTGGAAGCCATTCTTTCCGCTAATTGTATAAAGGGTCTTTTTGTCTTTAATGAGCATTGCAGAACCTGTGTATTTATACACAATACAACGAAGCATACCAAATTCATCACTTGGCAACTTGCTAAGCAAATCAGAAAGAATTGCTTGAGCTTCTTTGTTCTTTACTTCATCAAGATTTACTTTATTTACAAAGCCATAATCCTTGAAGTATTCAACAAGAACATTAATTGTATCTGTTCTCAAAGCAATTCCACTTTTCAGCATATCCATACAACGCTCGAAGATTTCTTCTTTTGTTGCAGGAGTAATTACTTTGAAATGCTCATAAGGGATTACCACTGGCTCATCGTTAGGAACATAACCGTTGCCAAGAGCAAAGTCAGTTCCATAAGTTGTTGCATAATGCAGAATTTGATCCACTAACAACTCAAAACGAGTCTTGCTTGTGATGTCTTCCCATTCTTTATAGAATGTTGCATTAGGATTAAAAGATTGCTCTTTTAACCAAGCCACAACATCTTTTGTGCAGCATTCAGGATGGATAATATACCCATACTTCATTGCCACTTCATTTACTTTTGCAAAATTCTTTTCAGCACCTGGCTCTTTAAGAGCAGAGTGAAACATAGAGATAAGTTTTGTATTCATAAGATTCCCCCAATATGAATAGTGGCGAAGTGTAAAAATACATTAACAGTGTATTGCTTCATCAGCAAATAGGAACACTCTTTGCCACTTGATAACTTAATTATAATATAAAATTAAAAAATTGTCAAGATTTTTTTACTATCTTGACCTATTGCATAGATTGGAATTGAACCAATGACCTTCGGGTTAATCACCCGATGCTCTGCCACCTGAGCTACTATGCTTTTTTAGAATACTATATGATGTATCCTAACTCTAATCTCTCTACGACACACGATTTACGAGAGAGGTGAGATTTTTGCTTAATAAAAATCCCTCCAAAAATTAAGCCACTAATCTGCAGATTCTGGCATACCGCCTTTTGTTTACCGTTGCTTTCCTTGCCCTTACGCGTGTCGTTCGTTTGCCTGCATTATATTACACAGATTCTATTAAGTAAACTACTGCCACTCGCCGCCCTTTTATTTTTGTGATGGGAACACTATAAGGTCATTTGGGCGACCCTTATAGATAAAAACCCCTAATAATAATTGGTTCTATTATTATATTTACACTTTCACCTCAGAAGTGTTAAGGTGTTACTCCGTGAAAGGTAGCATCCTTCCGAGTAAAGTTTCCACAGTGCTACAGATTGGAAACAATATCTCATTCCCTACAAGAATCGAACTTGTGTTTTTAGATTGAGAATCTAACATCCTTACCACTAGATGAAGGGAACAAATGCAGAATAATTATTCAGCCATTCTGCAAAAGCCTCTAATTCTAACACCCCATCTACTATCACTCGTTTTTTAGCTGAAAGACGGCTTTTCTTGCCTTTTCGCGACCTACTTATATCAGCTCCTCTAACCTAATTTCTTAGGGATGGGAAAACGGAACGCCACACCCGCGGCGTCACAAAGGTCATGCGTTATACCAATTCTAGGTTCTCTCCCTTGTGCTCAAATGAAGTGAAATGTAGATATAAGTTCTTCCACTTCTTCGCACTAGAAAATAAAGTGATTAAGTTTATTCCCCAATGGTTTTGTTCCTTGCAAACCAAGTGAAAAGGACTAGCTTTCACTAGTAAGATTATTAATGCTTAGCAATAGCACTTAATCTCTTCCGCCTTTTGCAATTTATGACGGACACATATAGGGCTGGAGAGGCTCGAACTCCCCACAACTTGCTTCTCCAGCACACTTTTGCAAATGTGTTCGAGAAGGCAAGTGCTCTATCCCGATGAGCTACAGCCCCAAAATACTTGATGTGCTTCCTTCAGTACCTTCTACCAAAGACAGATAACCCGTTGCTTTTACAAGCAAATCCTTAGATGCTTTCACAAATGGATGTCGGAGGTACAAATTCCGAATACCTTTTTAGTCTTCCAACAAGTCCCGCTACAGTAAATTATAAGGGGGCAAAAAGAAATGTTACTGCAGCGGCTACCCCGTTTCGCCAATAAACTTAATTAAAAACAAAACCAAAATCTCATAGGGTAGTGGCGTCCTTCGGATAACCCACAACAGACGCTCGCGTTCTTGTGGTATCGCATAAGCGATAGAGGGTTTTACGCGTCAAATGCTATTTAAGTTCTGATGCTAAAGTTTCAAGAGCACCGTGAATAGCACCCAAAGCCTTAGCATAAGCAGCCTCTTTCTTTCGTAAAGTGGTTGCTTCATTATAATACTTTTTGCGGTCTTCATCAATTACTTTGACTGAACCGACTTTATTTTTCAGCTCGTCACGTTCTTTAACTGCTTCTCTCAACTTAGTGTTAGTAGCATCAACGACCTCAAGAACTTTCTGACTAAGTTCTCTGAGCTGCTTGTTTTCTTTTGTAAGTTCTTCTACATCTTTACGAAGTTTAAGAGCTTCCGAATCATCTGATTTTGCAGATGTTTTATCCTTTTCAGCCGATATACGACTGTATGTTTCGCCAATTTCTTTCAAAATATCGTTGAGTTCCATACGCTTTCTTCCTTATGATATAATTATACAACTAATGAGGATTTTTGTCAATCTAAATATTTGCTTAATAAATTAACAAAATCAACAAATCTATTGTATTCTTTTTCACATTTGTTTTTTGAAAATTTGCCAAAATCTACTATAATATATGGTAGATAACCAGCTTTAACAATTTCATTATATTTAATTCTGTCTCTGTTTTGAACTTGTTTAAGTTGCCCACAAATTTCTTTATAATGCCAATTACCATTCCAAAGTATAGCAATTTTTTTGCTCGGAATAATAATATCCGCATCCCAACCATTAAACATTGGTTCGTTACAAACAATTTTGAAATTTTCAGAAATAAGTTCTGAAAATAAAATCTCGTTTTTACTTCGCCTTTTTTCTCTTTGAATATTTGCTGATTTTTTTCCTGCCCGCCTTAATTTTTCTCTAACTTCGTCAGATACTATTTTGTGTTTAGGAGCACATTTTTTACAATACCCTTGACTATTTCTACTAATTTCTTTTCCACAGTCCAAACATTTATGAATGGTTTTAGAATGCTGAAACTTATTACTTTTAGAATACTTTTGTTTTAAAGTTTCGCTAACTTTCTTTTTATGTTCTTCTGAAACAAAATGAGAGTTAGCACACTTTCTACTACAAAATTCTCTATTTGCAACAAAAGATTTTCCACATTTAGGGCATTCTTTTTCGTGTTCTTTATACCACTTAGAATTTATATCTTTTTGGCAATAGTCTTTATGTTGAGTAAGACCCTCTTTTCTTTTAAACTCTCTGTTACAAAATAAGCAAATATATTTTATTCCCATATATTTAACTTATTAAGCCACAATGACAAGAAGTTCGATTATATGGCGGGTAGTGGAGTCGAACCACTCAGGAGTTTTTGACTCACATCGGTTTATGAGACCGATAACTTAGCCGCTAGTGATAACCCGCGTCGTAATACAAAGTAATCAAGACTTGAACTTGAATCTCCGCCATTGTGTGGCAGAATGCTTACCATTTACACCATTACTTTTACCAAAGATAAACTCTCTCGAATTTCTCTCCTTTTTATAATTCTACCACACATAAACAAAAATGTTGATAGATGAAAGTGAAGAAACAACACACTCTTCACAAACACGGACTAACATCGTGGTATGCTTACCGCTTACCGCAAGATACTCACATTTATTTGGCTTTTAATACCTCACTCCTCCTAGTTGTCGATCGGCTTTATTTTCCAAACGCTTTCGCTTGCTATGTTGTTAAAATTTTAGGCGAACAATATACCCACTAAAACTACCACAAGGGTAGTAGAAGTCTGTCGTTAATACTGTGTCAAATAGGAATTGTTTATGCCTTTGTTTATTAAAGATAGAGGAACTTGAATCCTACCGTGTGCCCTTCCAGACTATTGATCTGCTGCACCATACCCTTACTTATTAAAGAAGGCGAGTTGTATATACTAACCAATGCTTTTATAGAAATAGGAACAACTTATGCCTTACCATTAACTTATTAAAAGGAAAGAGCTTCTTCACAGACATTGTACTGTGGTTCAGCCACTCTTATATCCCAAAAGGAGAAGTTCGACCTTCCGTCTTTCCTTATGCTTTAATTATAACATTAAAGCAAATTTTTGTCAATCACTATATATGAACGCAACCACTTGCGTATCGTAATCTTCGAAAAGCTGCAAAGCACCAATTACTAGATTTATTGAAATCAATCTAGTTTCAACTTCTTCAATTTCTTCATCAAGATAATCAAACTGAGAAGAAACATTTTCTTTTTCTTCTTCAGAAAGCTTCAAGTAATCAAGAGAATTTTGAAGTTTCTCCCAATCGTGCTGCTTTTCAATTACTTTTTTATAATCTTCAAGAATAGTTTCTCTCAGATTATAAAAGCAATCAACAGTGTAAAATTCACCACGTCCATAGCCACGCTCTGTAAAAGACTCAGTATATATTTTAATATACTTTGTGTCTAATTCTTCCGTTGGAGTATTTAGCCACTCTTCTGGCGAAACGCAAGAAATCTTTTCAGCGTTCTCCTTGCTAACAAGATAACCAGGCTTTATACCATTTTCCTCATCTTCAATAAATCTTG